TTAGATAACTTGAATAGTCAAAGTAACTACGGAATTGATGTCCTGGTCTTGCTCGACGGAAAAGAGATATTTAAGAATATAAATGTCTTTTAAAATGGGGATGCCGTTACGCTGTTTTTGTGTAGTAGTTTTGTTAATGCCGGATAAAACTAAAATATCGCCACGTTTAAGAGAATACGAGCTCTTAAGCTCCTTTTTGCTTGTAATGGGCGTTAATGTATTCGCAGATGAAAGTAAGTCCTCGAGGATAAGATGTAGGTCAAAATCAACGTGATCTTTAAGAATAACCGGTTTAAGAGTGATTTTTAATCCAACGTCTTTATATTCATATGAATTTTGAGTTGTGGTCTGGGTAGCCGAAGTCTGGCTATTTTGAACTAAATAAGGAATATTTTGAACGGCTGAAAAATTTACCTCGGTATGGTTTTTAGCAGTCAAAAAAGGGCTAGATATGATCTTGGTTAAGCCGTTGGTATCAAGGAAATTTAAGACGCCGAAAAAGCCCTCGCTATCGTTTCTTACAACGTTTGAATTAGTCGTGTAAGGCGAAGTGATAAGATTTATATAATAGGCTAAATCGCCATGATTTAGCGGCTTAAGCAGGCTTTGAAGCTTTGCGCCGCGATCTTTAATGTCTTTTAGATTAGTTTCCGTGATAGTGAGCTTAAACTCAACTTGTTCCAAAGGTTTATCAATAGAGGCCACGGCTTGCTTTATTTGCTCATATGCTACATCATCAGCGCGAAAAAATACAGAGTTTGAAGTCGTGGAATACGTCGCATTTAGTTCAAAATTTGCCATTATGCGGCGAACGTCCTCAACAACGTAATTGCTAAGATCAATGCGTCTTAGATCGTAATCGGGCAGCTTTTTATCCGTAATATAGTAAAAATTGTCCTTTTTATAAAGAAACAAACCTTTAGACTCGAGCATTTTTCTAAACATAGAAAGAGTTAAATTTGTATCATGCTGATAGATAAAATAGTAGTAATTGCCGTCGATACTGTCATCTGTAACGATAGCAATATTATTAAATTTACTTGCAAGCTCAGCAAAATTTAACAAATCGGTGTAAATAGTTTCGGCTTTTGAAAAACTAATTACGCAAAGAGTTAGGATTAGGATTTTTTTGAGAATTTTCATAAAGAGCACCTTTATTAGATTTTTGAAATGAAGCAAGCTTGATAGTATCAAGCACCGGGGATTTAAAAACAAGATAATATTCAACATAATGCTTATTTTTCGTTGTAGAGTAAAAATAAGCAGGTTTATGGCTTGAAATAACAAAAGATACGTAACTATAAGGAAAAGAACCCGAACCGCCTTTAAAACGGCAGCTATCAGCAACGCAAACGATCTCGTAAATATAAGCAGCCTCGATAGGCTCGTCAGGTTTAGAAGCATTAGACGGTAAAGAAGCCTTAGGCGAAGCAGTAGAAGCAGCGGAGGCTTGCGGGGTTAAATTTTCAGACGGAGCAGTCGTGTATTCGTCGGGAACGGCGAAAAAAGTATTAAATACGTAAATAAACGCGAACACGCTTAAAAGAGAGATAATAAGCCCGGCGACCATAAAAAATTTAACTACTGATTTACTCTTGCTATCCTGGCCGGAATGGTAAAGATTAAAAACTTCCTGATTAAAAGGCAAATTTATATTAAAGTTATTGACCCGGTCAGATTGATACATCTTATAAGAGGTAAAATAAGCATATTTAAAACGTTTAGAGAATAGACGCTTAGAACTATCTATCGCGCGATAAAACTTCTCACCTACGCGCTTATATTCATTATTTACCAGGCTTAAATCCTGGGTAATAAAATAAAGGTCTTGATAAAGATGACGATGGTAAGTAACCCACCAAACTAGAACCGGATCTTCTTTAGCTTTAAAGTAATTATGAATCTCATCAACAATAAAAAGAACCTTATAAAGCCTCATTTCCTTAGCGATCTCGATAAGCTCATTATCGGTCTTTTTCTCTACCTTATAAGCATTATAAAGCTTTGAAAGGTTGGCATATACTTCATCATAATCAAATTTTAATAATCGCTCATCAAGCTCAAACTTAAATTCATTGATATTAGTATAGGCGTAAAGATATTTGTTTTCAGGAAGTTTAGGCTTAAAAATTTTACTTAAAAAGCCTTTAGCGGGCTTTGGCTTATAGATAAACATATACCAAAGCTTATAAACCGCAAAATAAGATTTTCCAGAGCCTGGATTACCGACTATATAAGTTATCATGGGTTAAAGCCTAGCAATGTTAAAAGTAGTTAAAGTAAGCTGCATTGAATGCAAGACTTTAAAACCGATCTTATAAACATAAAGCAAAATAACGGAAACGATAGGAACGGAAAAAACATTATAAACATCAACGAAAGCATTCCAAACGCCAAGAGCCCTAAGAATATCCATAGACCAAGACAAAATTTCATTACTACCGCCGGAGCTAATATCACTTAAAAAAGATATAAATTTATTAATAGAATCATGAACAAACATTATAAGCTTAAAAACAGCCCAACCATAAGCTATAACAAGAGCAAATAGGGCAGTATTTATAAAAACCATCTTGCCGAATGTAATACCCTTAAGAACCCAACCAACAAATTTTTCAGCAATAAAAGACCTAAAAAACCAAACGATAGCAGAATACAAAGCAGGCATTATCTATCCTTTAAAATGAAAATATCAAAAATTTAATAATTAAAAAAAGAAAACAACCAAAGAAAAAAACATAAAAAAGATAGTAAAAAGCACCGGAAGCAGGAGCAACGATTTTACAAAAATCGAAATCTATTTCAATATTATGGCCAAAAAAATCAATAGTTTCTTTATGAGAGCAAGATTTTGGAACATCTTTTTTTGAAATATCATCTAAACCCTTACCCTTAAGATTAGAAATAAATTGATCAATACCATTTTTAAAGGCGTTAAAACCTTCAGAGCCATCAAATTCTTTTTCAATCCTAGAAAAAGCACCGCGATAAGCTTTTTCAAAAGCACCCATTTCCTTATTTAAACCATCAGCATTAAAATCACCTTCTTTAAATTTAACACCATCACCGCCGAAGCCGCCGCCACCACCGCTGCCACCACCGCCACCGCCACCGTTATTATTATTGCCGCCAGGATTTGGATTCGGATTATCTTCAGAGCCACCGCCATTTCCACCGCCGCCTGAATTACCTCCGCCGCCGCTATCTCCTCCAGGATTAGGTTGAGGATTATCAGGATTATCAGGTTTAGGATCGTCGGGTTTTGTTTTATTTTCGTCGGGTTTAGGATCGGGTTTATCGTCAGGTTTGCAGCTTGGATCAAAAAAATCTACTATTTCGCCATCAATACATTGACCCTTCACATAACAAGGGGAGGCAGAAGGATCCTCATCTTTTTTAAAATTATAATGAGAACCTGAAGAATGACCCGAACCAGAACAAAGACAACTTAAAGCAGACATTGCAGTTTTTTCGCCGCTACAATCAATGCAACCGCCGTTAGGCAGACCGATTTTATTTATACCACCGTCTTTTGAGCAATCGCGATAACATTGTTTTGAATCGGGATCAAAAGTTTCATTTGATTTGCAAGAACGGAAAAAGGAAACAAAAGTATAAAGATAATAAGAAAAATTAACGCTTTTAAAGTTTGGATTAACGCCCAGTTGGCTATTGTAATCATTTTTTGAGCAACTAAGATATTCAGAGCCGTCCATTTCACAAACAACAGAGCTTTGCTCAAAGCCGCCGTAATGGAATAATTTTTTTGAAGCCTCTTTTGACTTATTTTCAAGAAAAAAACCGTTGTTTTTTAAAAGCTCAACGTTAAAAATAACGGGAGAAAAACCAGTATAAGAATAAACATCATCGCCAATCTGTAAAAATTGATCATCAAGAACTACAGCGTCAACAGGCGAAGCAGATACATCAACGGGAAGAAAACTATTTTTAACCGATGTCGTATAGGTCCAATCATCAACGGTTGAAAAATCAAAGGCAAGCAAATTTAAGCATAAGGCAGAAGATAAGAGGATAAATTTTAATAAACCTCGCATGGGAAAGCCTATTTAATCAATTTCTTAGCTAAGATGCTTATACAAAGTGAAAATGGAAATGATATAAATAAGAAATAAATAAATATGCTAGCAAAGTAATCAAATGAAGCAACGCCAGTTATAGTAAACATTTTAAGCACCTTAGCTAAATTTATGAACGAGCAAAATAAACAGCAAATTCACAAGGAAGCCGAATAAAACGCCCGATAGAGCCATCATAAAGTTATATTGCTCTTGAGTAATACCAAGATCAATCATTAACCGATCTCCTGAAAAAATCAATCGCAAGAGATACAACGAAATAAGCGACAAAGGCTCCAAACATAGGAACAAATAAAGAAAGCATAAACTTGTAAAATTTAGCCAACTCTATAAATTCAAACATGCTAGAGCCTTTGGAATATTCAGATTAACCGATTTTGCGGATCATTCTGAACGCTATTGAGACAACAGCGATGGCAGCAAGCGCACCAAATATGGCAGAACCGACAGCGTAAACGTTAGATAGGTTGATAGTACCCGTAACGGTTCCGTCAGTACCCATAGTTAAATCAGCGGCAGTAGCATTTATTGCACCGGCTGAAGCAATAACAAGGGCAGTAGCCTTACCTTTAGCAGTAGAAAGAAACTTAGGCATAATAGCCTCCTTGATGTAAATTTAGTAGTTTTTGAGCTACTTATTTAAGAGCTAAGAAATTAACGCTTAAATAAGTAGCCGAAACAAATTCGGCTAAAATCAAGAAAACGAATTAAGAATCATCAGGTAATAAAATATCGCAAGGAGTGGTAACAATGACAAAACCGTCTCTAGGAATAGTACCGGAGAAAAAGACACTATTACCATCATCAAATCTATTACTAATAAATTTGGCAACTTTGAGCGCAAAAGCATAACTAACACAAGGAATTTTAAAAGTCATATTTTGTTCAAACAAACTTCCATCTTTTAATTTTTCAAAAGAATTTGAACATTTTATAAGAACGGCAGGCTCGGAGTCCTTGCCACCGCCAACGGCTAAAACTTCACCGCGAAAAAGCTCATAATTAAGAGAAAAGCTCATATTAAGCCCCCTTAGAAGCTTTTTCGATTGGCTTTGAGTCAAATAAGAAGTATTCGTAAGGCTCGGCTACGGCTATAATACGTTGATCGCCAGCAGGGAAACCGCCGTGTAAGATAATAGGGCCTTTTTTAAGCTTTTCGCGAACAGCATTCCCAACAAGCCCAGCGGTAACGTCATCAGGGCAAACGATTTTAAATACTACGGGTTGCTGAACGCTATCAATAATGCCGGTCTTTTTATTCTCGACATCATAAACGTTTACAGTAGATATTCGGACAGATGAGGAGTAGTCAGTTCCCTCAAATTTACCAGAAGCGGAACTCCTAATAAGTCCCTTAACAAGTGTGTAGGTTAATTCATAACCTTTGTCAACTAATTCCATAATGCACCTTTTTAAATGGATTTAGAGCATAAACGCCGCCGCGAAGGTGCTCTATGCCTAGACGCGGCGGAAACAGTTTAGCGCCGTATTCAGGGCGAAATTCCACATTTTTTGATATAATCAACAAGTTATGGAAATATTTCAAAGTAACAATGAAATTATTCCTTAAATTTACTTAATATAAGTTTAAAATTATGGAAATATTGCAAAAATGGACAAAAAAGAAATAGCAAAAATAATAAAAAAAGATGTTAAAACACTCTACAACTGGGAAAAACAAAATCCAACACTATATAAAATAGTAAATGATTATCTATCTGAAAAAACCAAAGACCCACAAGAAACAGAACTTTTGGAATTATTTCAAAAATTAAATGAAAAAGAAAAAGAATACTATATTGCAGACATGAAATTAAGAGTTTTAAAAAAAGAATTAGAACAATAATTATCTAATCAAACCGCAAGCAGGAGTAACATTTCTATTAAAAGTTAAAGTTTCCTGCAAGCTATCTCTACTATCATAAATTTTAAGCTCAAATTTTATATTAAAATGTAATGCAGCCTTAAAAGCAGGATCTTTACAAAGCATACGTTTTAAATCAGTTTTTGTTCCATCAACAAATTTATTTAACTTCTTATAATTAGTGATATCAACATGTTGATAAGGATTTAGCCTAGACTGAAAAACACCTTTTTTACAAGTATAGTTGAGATTCCTAAACCCCTCGGAATTAAAGAACTTATGAAAAGGAGAATTTTTATCGCTGTAAAGACAAAGAAATTCAACGATTGCATCAGGTTGCATTTTTAAAAAATGCCCCTTAAAATAATTAAATTTTTTATCAAAATCAGACGAAAAAGAAACAGAAACAAGCAATAAAAAAAATACTAAAATTTTACGCATCACAAGCCCCAT